TTGTGAAAGTGTTGAGCAATTATACGGCGTGTTACAAGCATTGAGAGAAGCAGCCAATCCAGCACAGCAGGCTGCTATTGCTATCAATATGAAGAAGAATCATAAAAAGCCTAAGAATACAAAATAAAAATATGTCAAATAACTATAATTGGATTATTTCAAAATTAGATTGTATTCCCAATGCCAATGGTTTGGAAAATGTGATTCAATCAATACATTGGAGATTTGGTGGTACTGACGGCACTAACTATGCCGATGTATTTGGGGAAGTTATACTGGATAGTCCGGATCCTGATTCATTCATATTATATAAAGATTTGAGTGAAGAGCAAATTATAAACTGGATCACCGCATCATTAGGTGAAGAAGCAATAATATCTTTTAAGAAAACAATAGATGCCAAAATTTCCGCAATAGTCAACCCACCCGTGGTAAATCCTGCGTTTCCTTGGGTTATTTAAATTAATATCTAAAAATTCCAAAACACTTGATCTCCTGACTTCACTAGCGTATAGTAAGTGAATAAGGAGATTTTTTTATGAGTAAAGCGTTCGGCGCCCCAGAACAGGCAAAGATTAAACAGATTGTAGCAGAAGGTATGACTGTGATGCAGGAAATTCAAGACCTTACTGAGGGGTTGAATGATACAATTAAAGCAGTAGCCGAAGAATTGGAAGTCAAACCCAGTGTTATTAAGCGGGCCATTAAAATTGCCCAAAAAGATCAATGGGATCAAGTATTCCGTGAATTTGATGATTTGGAAACTATCGTTGATATTGCCGGACACGCAAATCGTCGACAAGACGTTTGATAAAAGTACTTGATATTAATTAACCAATTTACTTGATCTATCTTACACAGATCTGTAATATAACTAATAACTGATGTATATCAGCATACAACAAAAGGAAATAAAGATGAAAACAATTAGTCAAGAAACAAAAACATACAAGCTATTGACCGCATTAAAGAGCGGCGAAAAGTTTACAGCATCACAAGCTGAAAAGCGTTTTGGTATCAAGAACATCAGCGCAGAAGCAAGTCGTCTTCGTCAAGCTGGACACGCTATCTATGCTCGTAGCCGTAAAGCTGGCAACGGTGTTAATGTAACTGAGTATCACTTGGATCGTCCAACCCGCAAGATGGTTGCTTTGGCATACAAGGCACAAAGCCTAGGCATTACACTGTAATTTGAGCTTGCTCAGTAATCAACCCGCTTAGGCGGGTTTTTTATTGACTTTTGTAGTCTCGGTATCGTTGTCCGGACACTTCGCCTGAGAATAATTTTTTAACATATTCCAGACCTTTGGTCAATGCGTCTCTATCTTTGACAGCGCGGGCTTGACTGGCATCTGTACTAGCCTTGTCACGTTTGGGCGCAGTGATAGCATGTTGCGATTTTTCTACATAGTGATTGGCAAATTGATTAATAAAGTCATCGGCAGAACTGAATCGTTCCAAATCACCCTTACCAAACATTCCATTTAATTCACAGCTACGAGCAAACCCCTTAACACCATTAACCAAACGTTCTACATTAACATTCATTGTGTCAACACCAGGATTGGCCTTTAGTAGTGGATCAATCTTGGGATTTACTATTCCAAGTTCTTCTGCCTCATGTAGGAATATGTCTAATACCCAGCGTTTGATATCTTGCCCTACTGTGTGTAGGTTGTAATTCTTAAGCGTCTTGCCATAATTAACTTTTTTTCCATTTACAGTTTTGTATTGGATGCCCTTGTGCTGCAGGTTAACTGGAATCAATTCGCTCATTGTGGCAAAGATATTACCGTTTAGTAAACCTTTTAATCCATGTTCTCCTGTGGCACGATAACGGCCCCATTCGGCAGTCTTTTCTGGATGCGGCATAATATCTACTTGTACCTTACTACCATCACCCAATATGAACATGGGCTGTGCTCCTCGACTTTCAGCTTTATCAATATAGGATAAATTTGAATCTTGAATAAATTTATTGATTAATGTGCCCCAGCGACCCTGAACTTGCCCACTGGTCATATCATCATATTCTGGTAAATCTGGAATAATAACCTGTAGATCCATGTCACCATATATGGTGTTTTCTGGATCATCGAGTTCATGATAAGCGGCGGATCCTGTGGGATGACCAACTTTCATAGGTCCAAGCCCCTGTTGTTTTAACCAAGGATTGAAATCTTTAAGGAAATTATCTACTGCAACAATTCCCTGTTTTACCACTTTGGCTTTGATGCCAGGATTATCTCCGGTGGTCCACCCGCCTTCAACAATTAATTCTCTAATTTTCATAGTAAAGTATTTATTCAAAACAGTTGTGTCAAATTGCTATAGCTGTTATACTTGTTTATGAATGAATTATTTAGACCCACCTTAGAATGGATACGCGATGATTATCGAAGTAACCCTTTTCGTTTTTTTGTTGAGCTTGTTGCTTGGGCGATTAGTATTGGCTGTAGTATCACAATGGCCTTTACTGTTCCCAATCCACCTCTCATTATTCTTTATCCTATTTGGATTAGTGGCTGTGCCATGTATGCTTGGTCTGCTTATACTAGGCAATCATTTGGCATGCTGGCTAACTACATCTTGCTAGTAAGCATAGATTCTGTTGGCTTAATTAGAATGTTAGCTAAATATTTGTGAGAAAGGTACAGCGAGCCATAAATCGCATCATGGTATTTGAGAGCCGTAAATCTCAAGGAGAAAAATAATATGAGTTATGTTGATGCCATTTGGGATCGCGAAAAAGACATTGTCAAAGTCATTGAGCGTGATCCAAAACAGGGTAGACTCTATCAAGAGTACAATGCCCGCTATCTATTTTATTATCCAGACCAACGAGGAAAATTCAAAAGCATCTTTGGAGAAAACTTATCCAAAGTAACTGCTCGTAGCTGGAAAGAATTCATTAAAGAACAAAAAATCCATTCTTCTCATAAACTATATGAGAGCGATATCAATCCTGTATTCCGTTGTTTAGAAGAAAACTATCTTGGCAAAGATGCTCCAAAATTAAATGTAGCATTTTTTGATATTGAGGTGGACTTTGATCCAGAACGTGGCTACGCAAGTCCAGACGATGCGTTTATGCCAATTACTGCGATTGCTGTCCACCTACAATGGATGGATACTCTAGTATGCCTTGCTGTTCCTCCAAAGACTTTAACCATGGAACAAGCACAAGATCAAGTTAAAGAATTTCCCAACACTATACTGTTTGAAACAGAATACGAAATGTTGGATACATTCTTAAATCTAATTGAAGATGCTGATGTGCTAAGTGGATGGAACAGTGAAGGGTTTGATATTCCCTATACTGTTAATCGTGTTACAAAAGTTCTAAGTAAAGAAGATACCCGTAGATTTTGTCTTTGGGGAGCCATGCCAAAGAAACGTGAATTTGAAAAATATGGAAAAACTGCTGTTACCTATGACCTTGTTGGTCGTGTTCACCTTGATAGTCTCGAGTTGTACAGAAAATATACCTATGAAGAACGCCACACATATCGACTGGATGCAATTGGAGAGATGGAAATAGGCGAAAGCAAGACTGTTTACGAAGGTACGTTGGACCAGTTATACAATAATGATTTCCGTAAATTTATTGAATATAATAGACAAGACTGTGCCTTGCTTGATAAGTTGGATAAAAAGTTAAAATTCATTGACCTTGCTAATACTGTTGCTCACGAAAATACTGTGTTACTACAAACTACAATGGGTGCTGTGGCTGTTACAGAACAGGCTATTGTAAATGAAGCACATCACAGAGGTATGATGGTACCAAGTCGCCCCAAACGAGATGATACCGTAAGTAATCAGGCGGCAGGTGCGTATGTTGCTTATCCAAAAAAAGGCATCCATGACTACATTGGATCAATGGATATTAACAGTTTGTACCCGTCTGTGATTCGTGCGCTGAACATGGGTCCAGAAACGATTGTGGGTCAGTTACGCCAAGATTATACTAAAGAAGAAATTGAAAACAAAATGGCCAAGAAAGAAAGTTTCGCTGGCGCATGGGAAGGTAAGTTTGGCAGTAATGAATATGAATTTGTTATGAACCGAGATCGAAGTCATGATATTATCATTGATTGGGAGAATGGCGAAACCACTATTATGAGTGGTGCTCAAATTTATGAACTTATCTTTGAAAGTAATAATCCATGGATGCTAAGTGCCAATGGTACTATCTTTACCTATGAAAAAGAAGGTATCATTCCTGGTTTACTAAAACGTTGGTATAGTGAACGTAAAGAAATGCAGGCCAAGCTCAAAGAAGCAATTAAAGCGGAGAATAAAATTGAAGAAGAATACTGGGACAAAAGACAACTGGTTAAAAAAATTAACCTCAATAGCCTATATGGTGCTATTCTTAACGCTGGTTGTAGGTTCTTTGATAATCGTATTGGACAATCCACAACTCTTTCCGGACGTGGTATCGCCCGCCATATGGCCGCAAAGATAAATGAAGTTATCACTGGAGAGTACAACCATATTGGTAAAAGCATTATCTATGGTGATACTGACTCTGCCTACTTTAGTGCTTATTCATCTTTAAAGAACGAAATTGCCAAAGGTGAAATTCCTTGGAACAAGGACACAGTGGTTCAACTATATGATACCATTGCTGAAGAAGTAAATTCAACATTCCCAGATTTCATGCTAGAAGCACATCACTGTCCTCGCAGCCGTGGCGATGTTATCCGTGCTGGTCGTGAAATTGTTGCTATCAAAGGCCTGTTTATTACCAAGAAGCGTTATGCCGTACTGTATTATGACAAGGAAGGCAAACGCAGTGACGTAGATGGCAAGCCAGGTAAGATCAAGGCCATGGGCTTGGATTTGAAACGCAGTGACACTCCTGAATTTATGCAGAAGTTTTTGGAAGAAGTTCTTACCAAAGTACTCAATGGTAGTGAAGAAAAAGAAATTCTAGAGATGATCAGTGAATTCCGTACAGAATTTAAAGCCCGACCAGGTTGGGAGAAAGGAAGTCCAAAACGTGCCAACAACATTACAGAATATCAAGAAAAAGAGAAGAAATTTGGCAAGGCTAATATGCCTGGTCATGTTAGAGCAAGTATTAATTGGAATACGCTCAAAAGAATGAATGGTGACAAATACAGTCAGCAAATTGTTGATGGTATGAAAGTTATCGTTTGTAAACTAAAGGGTAACCCCTTGGGATATACATCAGTAGCATATCCTGTGGACGAACTACGGTTGCCTAAATGGTTTCAAGAACTTCCGTTTGATCATGAAGAAATGGAAGCTACCATTATTAACAATAAGATTGAAAACCTTATTGGCGTATTAGAATGGGACTTGAGCAGTACTACTGAGACTAATACGTTTGGCAACTTGTTTTCGTTTGATTAATTTAATCATTGACTTTTTCGCTTGACCTAAATAAACTTATATAAAGGAAAATATTATGCAAGACTTACTTAAAGATATCGTGTCGCACACAAATAAACTGGGATTTCTTAACATTGTTAAGATCACAGGCACTGATGAAGAAACATTAATCGACAGCATGGCTGAAGACCGTACTGTTGTTATGTACGCAAAAACTGCCAATCCTTATCCACAATTAATTGGTAGTTTTGGTATGCCACAACTTGAAAAATTACGCTACTTGTTAGAAGGTAAAGAATATCAAGAAGATGCCAAGATTGATTTGGTAACTGCTACCCGTAACAATGAAACAATTCCGGTTGGACTTCACTTTGAAAACAAAGATGGCGATTTCAAAAATGATTATCGTTTCATGAACAAGGAAGTCATTGACGAAAAATTGAAAACAGTTAAATTCAAAGGTGTCAATTGGAATGTCACAGTTAGCCCAAGTGTTAATTCAACACAACGTTTCCAATTCCAGTCAGGTGCTAATACAGAACATACACACTTCTTGGCTAAAACAGATGGCGATAAATTGATTTTCTCATTCGGTGATGTAGCAAGTCACGCTGGTGAGTTTGTGTTTGCCACAGGCGTTACAGGTAAAATTAGCAAGTCCTGGACATATCCAGTTGTGCCTGTACTGAGCATTTTGAAAATTGCCGATGCTAACAATACAAAAATGAGTTTTAGTGATGGTGGTGCTCTACGTCTTGAATTAGACAGCGGCATTGCTACTTATGAATACATTGTTCCAGCCAAGGTATGATAAAGGGTATAAATCAGGGCGGGAGATATATTAGTGTTACCGGCGGAATGCCGGGCAGTAATTATATTAACAATTACTCTGGCGCACAAGGTATCGGTAACATGCGATTCAATACTTCTACACAAAATGTGGAAGTATGGGATGGCAATAATTGGATGACCTTACAAACATCTTATGCTACAGTTCAATTAGATAGTGAAGCAACAAGTCTACTAGATTGGGCTAAAGAAAAACGTGATGAAGAATGGAAGATGCAGGAGTTGATTAAAACCAATCCTGCTGTTAAAATAGCGTATGACAATGTTTTGAAAGCACAAGAACAATTAAAGATAACAACTATATTGAGTACAGATGAAAAAACCACCAGTTAATTTGACACCATTACAAATGGATTATGCTGTATATTTGCCAGCCATTAGTAGTTTTTATGGCACATATATTGCTAAACAGAGATTAGAAGAATTTATTCCTAAGGATCGTATACCCACTGGGTTTGATCGAGGCATTGAAGGAATGAATTTCTTAAATGAAGAAGATGGGTACTTTACTTACAAATATGGTCTTTATTCAGCAGGTCACGCAACTCTAGACCTAAATAAGACTATGACAAAAGAAAGTATGATTCAACAACGTGATAGAAATAAAACTCTAATACTTGGCGATTCAGGCGGATTCCAAATTGGTAAGGGCGTACTTAAATTTGATTGGTTAAATTTTGAAGGTCCTTCAGCTACCAAGGTACGTCAAAGTATTTTAGAATGGCTAGAAGTAACTGCTGATTGGAGTATGATGTTGGACGTTCCTACGTGGGCGTGTGATCATAATCATACAGCCAAGACTGGACTAAAAACATTTGAAGATTGTTTGGATAAAACAAAATACAATAACAAATATTTCCTAGACAACCGCTTAGGTCAGACCAAGTTCCTAAACGTGCTACAAGGTGGCGACTGGGATCGTGCTGAACAATGGTATAATGGTGTTAAAGAATTTAGCGATCCTAAGATATGGGGCGACAAAGCCGCTGAAGGCTGGGCCATGGGCGGTGCTAATATGAGCATGATGGATGTTACTCTTAAACGTCTAATGACAATGAGAGACGACGGCATGCTAGTGGGTAAAGACTGGATGCACTTTTTGGGTACAGCACAATTAGATTGGGCCTGCTACTTAACTTTGATTCAACGACAAATTAGGAAACATATCAATGAAAACTTCACCATCTCTTTTGATTGCGCCTCACCGTTTATCGCAACAGCACACGGACTTGTCTACACAAACCCACAGTTCTCGCCAAAACGGTGGAGTACTATTATGGAAAAAGCCACAGACAACAAGGCACTCGCAACAAGCAAGACTCCTTTCCCCTGGGAAAGTGAAATTGGAAGCCGCTTGACAATGGGTGATATCTGCTGGTATCAGCCAGGCATGTTAAACAAGATTGGCAAAGAAGGCAAAACATCATGGGATAGTTTTAGCTATGCTCTTATGATGGCACATAATGTTAACAGTCACATTTCCAGTGTACAACGTGCTAATCATTTAGTAGATATCGAATGTACAAGATATCAGCCAAATTGGAAGTTATGGGGAATTGAAGGTAAGAAAGAAAAAGAATACAGTGACTGGGTTCCACGTAGGATTTTATACTTTAGCCGTTTTATCAAAGAGCTGTTTGAAACAACATCAAAACAAGAAGCATTTGATATGATTGAAGAAGGTATTGGATTTTTACGTAGCCTAGAAGGCACACGTAGCCAAGATGGTATGGCACGTAATACATTCTTTAATTTATTTGAAGAAGAAGCTAAAGATGAAAATGATTTAGACTTGTCTAATCCCGACGATGACGAATTACGTGCTTTAGAAGAAAGTGTTGACAGTGAATAAATTTACAGATTTTCCAGAACAACCTAGAGTAATGCGTGACGCAGAGGGCGAAGCATATTTTAGTATTATGCTGGCCCAAATTGCAGATTTCAATCCTAACGAAATCATTGCTGTGGCACGTAGCGGATTTAGTTATGCTATGTGGGTAGCGCAAATGCTTAAATTACCATTAGGTGCTTATTGGGCAGAGCGAGGTGAACTGGTCACCGGCAGTGATCCAGAACGTATTGTATTTGTAGATGACAATATTGTATCTGGTAGTACATATAAAGATACAAAACTTTTTATGGAACGGTATTATCCCAATACTGAATGGCGTTGGGCTGTATTATTTACTGACTGGCATACTCCGAAAGAAATATGCGATGAAGTCATTCAAGGTGTAAAACTTCCTTACTTTGCTGAAGAGCCAATGTGGGGTAGCAAAAAAATTAGTCAAGATTATGGCATAAGGTACAGAGATGAATAATATTAGAATCGCATTTGATATGGACGGGGTATTACTACCCGATTTTCATAAAATTCCTCAGTTAAATGATGATGAATTTTTCGAGCATACATTATATGCTAGGCCCATGTTTTCGCCAGTTGGTGTTTTTGATGTGGTCACTGCCCGTACAGAAGATCGTCGGCCAGTTACACTAGAATGGCTCAAACAGTTATCCACTCCGCCACAAAATTTGTTTATGAAGCCTGTGAATAGTGATGAAACTCCAGCTGAATACAAATATCGTAAGTGTATTGAAGAAGGTTATAAAATTTTTGTAGAAAGCGAACCCAGTATTGTTTTAGAAATGCGTGAAATGGCATTGATTGATAACACAGACTTAATGGTTATTCATTTTTCTGGTTTCGTTTCAAGAGGATTTGAATTGTGAAAAGTCTAATCGTAGGTATGGGGATTGGCAATCTCTACAAAGCAGTATTAACTAATTTAGGACACGAAGTTGTTACTGTGGATATCAATCCATCAGCAAATGCTGACTATCCCACAATTGGAGACGCTTGCCTTAAGCACAAACATTTTGATACCGCACACATTTGTACTCCAAATTATCTACATAATATTCATGCTAGGTCTGCGGCCAATTGTGCTAAAATTATATTTGTGGAAAAACCAGGTGTTGCTAATGCCAAAGATTGGTTGGAGTTAGTCAGCTATTTTCCTAAAACAAGATTCATGATGGTTAAAAATAACCAATGGCGAGATAATATTGAACGTATGCGTGAATTGATGATTGACTCAGATTCAATATCAATTGATTGGTTAAATCAAGATCGTGTGCCCAATCCTGGAACATGGTTTACCACAAAACACTTGGCATATGGCGGAGTTAGTAGAGATTTAATGCCTCACTTGTTGAGCTTGTTTATGGCTTTAGACCCAGAATACATGACATCACGTGAATTAGAAAGATCGATTGACCGTAAATGGAAATTGTGTGATCTCACAAAGACAGATTATGGCAGAGTTAACGAACATGGCACATATGATGTCGATGACTACTTTAAATTAAATTTCATGTGTAATGATCGAGCTTGGAGTTTGACCGCAGACTGGCGTACTCTAAAAGAAGATCGTAGAGCTATTACATTTAATTTAAAAGATGGCGGTGCTGAAGTTATTGAATTAGGATTATGTCCAGAAGAAGCATACCAAGTCATGATCAAAGATGCTATTGATAATTTAGAAAATAATTTATTTTGGAATAACCAATTACTACAGGATTACTGGATTCACAGTAAGATAGAATGAACGTAAGACTACTACATACTACCGGAAACGGAATATTTGAAGAAACCATTTGGGAAAAGCCTGAACCTTCTGATAACGAAATTGAAGTACGTGCTGTTATGACAGGTGTTTGCCGAAGCGACATCGACATGATGATGGGCAATTTTGGGCCACTACCATTACACATGCAGGGGCATGAAGGATTGGGCATAGTAACCAAAGTTGGTAGTGATATCACTGATATTGCCATTGGAAATTTTGTTGCTACACGCGGTGAACCCGCTTATGCAGATTTTTATAATGTACGCAACACTGAATACACATGGGTTCCTGAACTACACCCTCGCTATATTATTGAGCCAGTAGCCTGCGGTATCAATATTATAGATCAAGCATGGCAACAAATTAGAGAAAGATCTAATGGAAAAATACTAATCATAGGCAGTGGATTCCTTGCCTGGGTGGCGTTTAATAGATTAAAATCACAACGATCAAATGCCAGTGTTGATGTATTAGGATCAAGTAATTTAGAATTATGGGGAGATCAACTGCTGTTAGGAACCAGTGAAAGTTATGATGTGGTCATTGACCTAACTGGAAAATATGCGTTAGGCTTAGACATTAAACTAAACAACAACGCAATAATTATAGACGGCGTTGGCAAAGCAATTAGTAGAGAGGAAGCACAGCAACAACTTTGGAAAGCCTGTACTACAATTCGTCCAAGTCCTCGAAATCCAAAATTTCATCAATGTATGAAAGAAGCAGTTTGGATGATTGAAAATTATCATTTAGCTATTGACAATTTCTGGACTAAAGCGTATAATAGAGATACAGAATGGCAACAAGCGTTTGCGGATGGTAAGGATCGTCCAAACGGTTATAGCCGAGGTTACATTGTATGGGATTGAATACTGAAGAACGACAAGGAGTCGTTTACTTTACAGGTTATGAAGTAGAACATACTATTTGTCATGGTATGTATACATTGTTTGTTGTAGGCACACCTCCTGTAGAAGATATCCTACGTATTGCCAACGACTCACAAGCAATGTTAGACGAGTCTAAACGTATCAAACATATCTACTTTGGTACTAGCCAAAGTTTTAATCCTCAAGGTATTACATTTCAAGAATACCGGGCATGGGACGATGTCATTCTTCCATGTTTAAAAGCAGACTACTGGGTGACATTAGACTTTGATGTCAAACACGCCGAAGGAGTGCTCGAATCTGGATATTCTGAATATCCTAGATTTGTTCCGATGATTAGTGTTAAGCTACCTTACATTAATCAATTTAACTATAACGCCACACTTAAACTGGACGACCTCACATGGGGTAAGACTAATCCGGGTGTGTGGACTCATCAACTACATGATCTAATGAGTAAAGACAAATATACTTACTGGGATCAATATACACAGGACACAGAACTATGACAACAAATACATATATCAAAATTCGCACAGAATTTGAAGGTTTTCATTTTTACCCCGACGCAGGTAAAATTGATCCACGCATTGAATTTTTAGAACACGAACATCGCCATATGTTCAAGGTCGAAGTTAAAATCTCTGTCACGCATTTGGATCGTGAACTAGAGTTCTTCCTTGTCAAATGGGCACTACAAGATTTTATCCGAGCAGGCGACCAAAATCATAAGTCCTGCGAAATGATAGCAACAGATATTTTGCAGGACCATTTAATTCCTCTTTACGGACCAAATCGATCTTATGAGATCGTAGTATCCGAAGATGGGGAATCAGATGGTATTGTGGAATATACTCCGTCTTTTCATTAACTCCTATTTTAACAGGAAAATTTAAAATGGCATTGCCAAACTATATTACAAAAACTCTTCAACTGAAGCCCGAAGTCAACAAGATCTTTAATGATCTAGATCGTTGGTTGGATCACTGTAGGATTAACCTACTGCCCTATAACCCTGCGGACTTGTATCGTAGTCCAGAGTATAGGAAGTTCCAACAGGAGCAAGAGTACTTAGAACGTAAAGCACGTCGTGAACGTGAAGGACGTCCAGAGCCAGTTAAACAACGCGAATTCCGCGGCAACTTCAAGCCACGGTATTGATATGGCAAATATCTTTCTAATCGATTTAGAAAGTGTAGAAACTAGGTACACGGGGCAATGGAAGTCCCATGTACCTAATATCTTACGAAAGGCAGGACACGATGTTAGAGTTATTTCCGGACCTGGAGATATTCCTCCAGCAACTACGCCAGGAGCTTTTCTTAACTTTGGTGGCACCAATATATACAAGGCTAATCAAGTTGAACAGATTAGTCGTTTGTTTTGCTCCGGAGCAGTCAAGCCTGGCGATCATTTTTTGTTCACAGATGCTTGGCATCCCGGAATCATAAATTTAAAATACATGAGTGAACTACTGGGAATCCCAGTAACTACACACGGCTTATGGCATGCTGGCAGTTATGATCCTCAAGATTTTCTTGGACGTCTTGTAGGAGATAAGCCATGGGTAAGACATGCTGAGAAAAGTTTTTATGAAGCATTTGATCATAACTACTTTGCCACACAGTTCCATATTGATATGTTCTGTGAAAATTTGTTAGATCGTAAATCTGATATCACCATCTATTTTGCCAAAGATAAAATTGTTCGCACAGGTTGGCCCATGGAGTATATGGATGAATTATTGGGCGGAGGAGGCCCGTATGCCAAAGACAACCTAATTGTATTCCCGCACCGTATTGCTCCAGAGAAGCAGGTAGAAATTTTTAGAGATTTGGCTAATCATTTACCAGAATATGAATTTGTTGTTTGCCAGGATCAATCACTGACTAAGAATGAATACCATACCTTGTTGAAACGTGCTAAGATTGTGTTCAGTGCTAACCTACAGGAAACACTAGGTATCAGTTGCTACGAAGGTGCTATGGTAGATACTATTCCCATGGTGCCTGATAGATTAAGCTACACAGAAATGTATTATGATACTTTCAAATATCCAAGCAAATGGACTGAAAGTTTTGAAGCATATCAATCATATCGTCCGCAACTTTGCTATAAATTGGTCAATTACTTAAAAAATTACGAAAAGTTTTTACCACAACTACACAAACAAACTCAAGACTTAACAGAAAGATTTTTCTCATGTCAAAACTTGCTGACAAAATTTTAAATTTGCTCGACCAAATGGGTCGTAAACGTGTTGTACTAGATCGAGAAGGAAATGAACCTTATCTTATACGCTATTATGTCTTTCTCAAAGACCGAAAGTTATTTCCATTTAATGTGTTTTTACACAAGTTTCTTAAGTCAGACCCCGATGATGTGCATGATCATCCTTGGCCTTACGCTACACTAATTTTACGAGGTGGATATTACGAATGGATTCCAAAATTTAATGACAAAAAAGAAATGATTGGTGAAATTCGTAAATGGAGAGGCCCTGGTCATTTTCGTATATCTCGACCATCAAGCTATCATCGTATTGAATTACAAGAAGGAGTTACTCCTTGGACTCTGTTTATGCCTGGACCACAACAGCGTGAATGGGGATTTTTAGTTAATAATCAGTGGATACATAATGAACAATATTTGAAGGAAAGAAATGAACAAGCTCATACTTAATGATCAGGAGTACAAAGGCCTTGTTGGCAAAATATGTCGGGATATCGCCGTTAGCGGTTGGCGCCCGGATTATATTGTAGGCATCGGTCGTGGTGGGTTGTTGCCTGCTGTCATGATCAGTCAATATTTTGGTATCAAAATGTGTAGTTTAGATATCAGTCTGCGTGATGGTGGCGATACTGTTAGTAATTTTAGTATGAGTGAAGATGCGTTTAGCGGCAAAAAAATTCTAATCGTCGACGACATCAACGATACAGGAGCTACAATTAACTGGCTAATGAATGACTGGCGTAGCTCATGCCAACCCGAGCATCAGGTATGGGACGAAGGTGTGTGGAATGACAATGTTAAATTTGCTGTGGTTGTGGATAACTGGAGTAGCGCATGTCAAGTCACTATGGATTTCACAGGGATGGAAGTAAACAAATCAGAACAAGACGTATGGATTGAATTTCCTTACGAGGAATGGTGGACCAAATGAAAAAGACTGTACAGGATAAAATCTTTGATGGGCCGGATCATATCGATTGGGCTGATACCCCATGGACTGACTTAGAACGTGATGATTTTCATGTGGCTATCTACAGAGACAAATACCCCTGTACACCCGGACATTTATTGTTTGTGCCTAAATACAATACCATAGGAGTACTAAATGATGCGTTTGAAGATGCTGTTAGATACGGCAAAAAAATGGTGGAAACCGGAGAATGGGACGGTTACAATATTGGACTTAATATGGGCCAGGCTGCTGGACAAACTATCAACTGGCCTCATGTCCATCTTATACCACGTAGGCGAGGTGACGTCGACGATCCGACGGGCGGCGTCAGAAATACAATACCAGGCAAAGGCAATTATAAATCGCCGGACTTTAGAGCAGATTAATCCTATTGAGTATGAATGGAGCTCTAATAACCATACAGGATTTATGGCGCAAACTATTGGACCAGCCTATGGATATTATAATACAGCAGTTGGTAGTCAAGCAGGTCATAGTTATCAACCTAATAATGTACAGTTTAATTCCAGTGGGCCTAAGACTGTGTTAACCATTACCGGAGACGGTGATGTTATTTGGACAGGAAAACCCAGTGAGGCCGCAGACATTCTAGTACGTAGTTTTCAAATGTCTGTAGAAGATGCCAAGGGTGTTACTAAAGCCGCTCGTCGCAGATATTATGCTCTAGCCTGTCGCAATATTTTGAGCAAAGCAGAAGATATGGAATATGAAGAGTTCCTTGCTTTCCTAAATAGAGAAGTGTATAATAGAGAACGTAAGGTCATTTTAGATTCATTAAAAGGAGAAGACAATGCTACATGATTCAATTAAAAATACATATAAAGAAATGGTCATTAAAGAAGATTCAGGATTTCGACTGGTGTTGAAGAAACATGAAGTGTTGAGTCCTAAAGGTCTTTTTAGTGTTAATTTAGAACAACAAAATTTACGAGATGGTGAAATCTCAGATGTTTCAACATATAACTTCTTTATGACCAAAGAAGAAATTCAAGCACTAGCACATGGATTAACACATGAGTAAGATTAAAATAGCAGAACTATTTTATAGTATACAGGGAGAAGGACGTTATATGGGCGTACCAAGTATCTTCTTAAGGACTTTCGGCTGCAATTTCCGCTGTGCAGGATTTGGTATGCCTAAAGGGCAATTGAGCGCAGAAGCAGAAGACATTGCCACCGTAGTGCATTTATATAACAAATATGAAGATTTGCCGCTAGTATCAACTGGTTGTGATAGTTATGCTAGTTGGCATCCTGATTTTAAAAACCTAAGTCCTATGTTGACTACGGATGCTATTGTTGAACGCATCATGGAGATATTGCCCTTCAATGAGTGGCGCAATGAACATCTTGTTATCACAGGTGGTGAACCGCTATTAGGTTGGCAACGTGCTTATCCTGACCTGTTGGATCATCCTAAAATGTCTAAACTAAAAGAAATTACATTTGAAACAAATGGTACTCAAAAGTTAACACAAGATTTTAAAAATTATCTTGGAGTATGGAATGGCTTACCTAGGCAAAAACGAGAAATTACATTCAGTGTAAGTGCTAAGTTGCCAGCAAGTGGTGAAAAGTGGGAAGAAGCTATTCTTCCAGAAGTTGTTTGTGAATATGAAGAAGTAGGCACAGCATATCTTAAATTTGTGGTAGCCACAGAAGAGGACGTTAAAGATGCAGAACAAGCAATTGAACAATATAGAGCGGCTGGCTTTAAAGGTCACATATATCTTATGCCTGTTGGCGGTGTTGAGTCTGTTTACAATCTCAATGCTAAATCCGTTGCCCTTGCCGCAATGAAACGCGGCCTACGTTATAGTGATCGACTACAAGTGCCCTTGTTCAAGAACGAGTGGGGCACTTGATGATGGGAGTAGGATACTACGGAAAAAAGGCTATGTCACATGATCGCCGGGGTGATGAAGTACAACAATCACCACCATCTGAAGACTGGGGATTACGCAGAGCACAATATTGGAAACTTAAACTATGTTGGCTTCCAAAAAAGTGTTTTCTAACAAATAAGCCTCTTTGGGGTAAACTTGCGTATCACGGTGAAAACTGGATTACTGGTCCAGGTGATCCTGTTGTTAATCACTACTGGATAGAAAAAAATGAATTCTTAATGTGGAATTTGAGAGGAAGAAGATGAACAATTTATGGAAAAAGTTGACAGGCATTGACAAGATTGAAAAAGAACGTGCTGATGCTGAAGCAGTACGGGAAGCCGCAAAACAGGCCGCGGCTGAAGCATTAGAAGCCGCTCGCATTGCCAAATTAACGCCAAAAGAAATTGCCACGGAGAAAAAAGAACCATGGGTCGCTGTATTAGACACGCATGTCAATATGGAAAATCTTAGAAACGGTTTCTTTGAACTTGACTGGAATGAGTACTTTGTAGTACAATTAAGAAGCGCTGGTTACGTAGGTGAAACAGACGAAGCAGTGGTTGATTCCTGGTTTACTGAATTATGTCGTAATTTAGGATCAGAAGAAGGTGTTGATATGAGCCGTAGAGGATCAGGTTATATCAATATAAACAATTTAGGTGGCGGAAGATCGGAAATTTCTTAATGACAAAAACATATATTCTTGTAGATACAGCTAACACATTCTTCCGTGCTAGACACGTGATTAGGGGTGACCTTAACGATAAAATTGGTATGAGTATTCATACTGTGTTAGGCAGTGTACGCAAAGCATGGCGTGATTTCAAAGGCGATCATGTGGTGTTCTGCCTTGAGGGTCGAAGCTGGCGCAAAGACTATTATGCTCCCTACAAACGCCAACGTGCTGAAGGACGTGCAGCGATGAGTCCCAGCGAGCAAGAAGAAGAAAGAGTATTTTGGGAAACCTTTGATAATTTCAAAGACTTTATTATCAACAAGACCAACACCACCGTGCTTCAACATCCACAACTTGAAGCAGATGATTTAATTGCTGGTTTTATTCAAGCCCACCCCAATGACCATCATGTGATTATTTCAACAGATGGTGATTTTGCACAATTGATTGCGCCTAACGTAAAACAATATAATGGGGTAATGGAAATTACGACTACACATGAAGGATACTTTGATGCCAAGGGTAAACGTGTCGTTGATAAGAAAACTAAACAAGACAAGCCCGCGCCGGATCCGTCCTGGTTACTATTTGAGAAGTGTATGCGTGGCGACACCTCCGACAATGTCTTTAGTGCTTATCCAGGAGTTCGTACTAAAGGGACAAAGAATAAAGTTGGTCTCCAGGAGGCCTATGCCGACAGAAACACACGGGGATTCAATTGGAACAACATGATGTTGCAACGCTGGGTTGACCATAATGGTGAAGAACATCGTGTGTTGGATGACTATAATCGAAATGTCACACTGTGCGACTTGACAGCACAACCTGAAAATATTAAAGTTTTAATTAAAGAAACAATCACAACGGCAACTACCGCAGATAAAGATATTCCGCAGGTTGGTGTTAGATTGTTGAAATTCTGTGCTGAATATGACATGCAGAAAATCAGTGAGCAGGTTCAGAGTTACGCAGAACCATTAAACGCAAGGTATGTAAAATAATGATAACAAATGCCAAAATATTGATTCCAGAAAAAGAATGGTTAATTAAAAATGGTGACGAAAAATTAGGTAGCATTAGCAAAGTTAAAAAAGGTTACCTAGTTCTACATCAAGGACAGGCTATCCCCTTTAAAGATCTATCTGAGATAAAAGCCAAACTTGGTATAGCATTGTTTGAAGAAAGTATTAAGAAAGCCAAAAAAGATCTTGGTGAACCTATATCATACAGTATCTACGATTTTCCTTGTAAAAGTAAACCCTACGAACCCGTATACAATGTTCAAAAGAAACTGCCATTATATACCAAGCGTTCTAAAAGCAAAAGCCAGCATTGCGCTGGGCACTATATTATTAAATTCCGTAAAGGATGGGTCAAAAGTTTTTGCCCTAAGTTGATCACTTTGGAAAGATACCCCTACAAAGGTCCTTGGAAAACTGAAGAAGAATCAAAAATAGAACTAAGGAAAGCCAATCATAATGAAACAACTTAATACATTACCTATTGAAGATTTTTTGGATCGTGCTAGAGTAGCAATTAAGACCAATCAAAAAAATGTCACGTTAACCATTAAAGAAGCCACTGATTTACAAAATAGTTTGGCAGTGGTAATGACCAGATTATCTGGTGAGTTGGATCAGCTTGTATCTTCTGCTGGTACAGCACAATCAGATACTA